CAAAATCAGACACGACCACATCCCATACTACTAGAAAAAATTCCTGTATGGCCGCCCATGCTTCTTGGACCGCATCGGCCGCCGCGATAAACGTCTCTGTAAAAAACGTGCTTGCTTGCGTCCAGATTCCTTGGAGTAGGTCGCAAACCGCCTGAAACGCTTCCGGTAAGCCCGCAAAGGTTTCCTGGATGGAAGCTGCCGCCGCTGCGAAAAGCTCCGCGATGGCGGCTGTAAGCGTCTCAAACGCAGGCCGGATATTCTCACAAATTTCGCCGAACCATTCCGGGGCGCTCCCCCACGTGCCGGAAACCTCTGCCCACGCGCTGAGGAAGGCCGTCCCCGCCGCCCTCCGCGCCCAGCGAAAGCGGACGCGCCGCCAGCTCGTCCTGCACGCTGCCCACCGCGCGTTTTGCCGCGCTTACCAGCTCGCGGCTGCCGGTTTTAAGCCCCTGCGCGCCGCCCTCCATGACGTACTCGAACACCCGCCGCGCCCAGCGCGACGGCGAATGTACGTCGAAGCCCTTCGAGCCGGTAAACCAGCCTTTGATGGTATCCACAACGCCGGAAACCTTGCTTTTCAGCCATCCGATCTTGTCTGAAATGCCGTTCCAGAGCCCTTGCAGCAGATTGCCGCCAACGCCCCTGAAATGGCCGAGCACGTCGGAAAACGCGCCCTTGATATCGTCCCATTTGCCGGAAAAGAAGCTTTTTACGCCGCTCCACGCGCCCGAAACCGCGTCCCAGGCCGCGCGGAAGCGCTCGCCGAACCAGCCCGCAACCTTCCCGAATTTTTCGTCGATTGCCTGCCGGAACTCGCCGAACTTCTGCTTGCCGGTTTCGGCGGCGGACGCGGCGCTTTCCTTGACCGCGTCCCATTTTTCCCGGAACCAGCCGCCGATATCGGAAAACTTTTCGCTGATGCTGTCGCGCCATTCCGTGAATTTTTCCTTGAGGGCGGCAACGCCGTCTTTGCACCAGCCAGCGAATTTTTCAAAGCTCTCTTTGCATTTGTCCCACAGGCCGAGCCAGAAATCGCGGAACCCTTCGCAGTTGTTCCACAGCAGCACAAACGCCGCGACCAGCGCGCCAACCACCGCGACGACTGCGGTAATCGGGTTTGCCAGCATCGCCGCCCAAAGCGCCTGCAAGCCGCCGGTCAGCGCGGCGACCGCTTTTCCCGCAAGCGCCCCCATCGTGGTAAACGCCCCGCCGATGCTGCTGACAACGCCCTGGATGTTCGCGCCGTCCCGCCCGATCAGGCTGCCCAGGCTGCCGAACGCCCGCCCGATGTCCCCGGCCGCCTTTGTGACCTTCAGCACCTCGGTCGTGACCGCGCCCACAACGACCGCAACCGCCGGGAGATTGCCGGACATCCCCGCAATCAACTTTGCGACAATTTCCGCGCCCGCTTCCACAATGCGCGGCAGGTTGTCCAGAATGCCGCTGGCCAGCGCGTCGAGCAGCGCAAGCGCGCCCTCGATGATCCCGTCGGCGTTGTCTCGCAGGCTGTCGACCAGATGCGCAATCGTTTCGGACGCGATGTGCGCGATTTGTTCCTTGTTTTCGGCAATCCCGCGCCCGATTGCGCCTAAAATTTCAATCCCGACCGTGAACAGCGCTTCGTGGTATTGCAGAAACGCCTCCGCGATCAGCGGGACAAACTCGCCGATATAGGTCGAGATCATTTCCCCGGCCGAAAGGAAGCCCTGGAACAGCGACTGCACGATCTGTCTCCCGAAATCAACCAGCTCGGAAACGTGCGTGCCCAGCCAGCTGTCAAGCCCGCTTACCAGCATCCCGAATATCTGGTTCGCCGAGTCTGTGATTTTGTCACGTGCATTCAAAATGCCGTCCGCCATCGACTGCATCAGCCGCATACTGACCTCGGCGAATTGCGGGGCCTGTTCCGCGAGAAAGGCCGCAGCCTGCGTCACAACGCCGGTGAGCGCGTCGAAAAAGCCCTCCGTGCCGCCGCCCTGGAAGCCTTCCAGAAGGCTTGACATGGCCTGTTGCCCGAACTGGGCGAACGCGCGCAGGGTCGGTGTGAGCGCGTCGGAAACGGCGATTTGCAGCGATTCAAACGCGCTGCCGAGCAGCGTCAGGTCGCCCTGCAAATTGTCGATCATGGTGGCCGACATTTCCTCCGCCGCGCCGTTACAGCCGTAAATCGCGGCGGTCAGCTTTTCCACGTCCGACGGGGCCGCTTCGGCAATCGCCAGCAGCCCGCTCATCGCTTCCTGTCCAGCAAGCATCGCGGCATAGGAAGCCTTTTCCGATTCGGTCAGCCCGGAAAAGCCGGCGCGCATGTCCCCGATGATCTCGTTTAGGGGCTTCATCTGCCCGGAGCTGTCTGTGACCGAAATGCCGAGCGCGTCCATTGCGGCCGCCGATTCTTTTGTCGGCTTTGCCATGCGGGTGATGATCGCGCGCAGCGCGGTACCGGCCTGGGTCGCCTTGATGCCGCTGTTCGCCATCAGCCCGATCGCAACGGCGGTGTCCTCCGCCGAATACCCCATCGCCCCGGCGATCGGCGCGACATAGCGGAAGGTGTCGCCCATCATGCCAACGTTGGTGTTGGCGTTTGTGGACGCGGCAGCGAGCACGTCGGCAAAGCGCCCGCTGTCCGCCGCCGTCAGGCCAAACGCTGTCAGCGCGTCGGTCACGATATCCGAGGTCGTGGCGAGATCCTCCCCCGACGCGGCGGCCAGGTGCATGACGCCCCCGATGCCGTCGATCATGTCCCCGGCCTTCCAGCCCGCCATGCCCATGTAGGTCATGGCCTCGGCGGCTTCCGACGCGGAAAACTTGGTTTTCGCGCCCATTTCAAGCGCCTTTGCCCGCAGCGCGTCAAAATCCTTGCCCGCAGCGCCCGAAATGGCGGAAACCTTCGACATGGACGCGTCAAACGACATGCCCGCGTTCACCGCCGCCGCGCCGAACCCGCCGACCGCGAGCGATGCAGCGGAAAAGCCCTTCAACCCGTTCCGGATCGCGCTCCCGGCCTTTCTCCCGACGCTTTCCACCGCCTGGAACCCCTGCACCGCCGGTTTCAGCGCGTCCGCGACGCCGGAAAACGCGCCGTTCACGTCCTTTGACACGCCGGACAGGCCAGCGGTGAAGCTTTGCGCCTTCGCCTTCGCCGCGTCCAGCCCGCGCTCGAATTCGCCCAGGTTCAGGCGGATTGTCGCCACAAGGTCAAATACATCCATCAGCCGCCACCTCCCCGGAACACCGCGCCTACCCGCTCGATAATCTCCTCCGGCGTGCGCGTCTCCGCCGGTTCCGGCTGCGGGCGCACAAGTTCCCAGTACCGCGCCCCGCCGCCGCACAGCGCGCGCAGCGCGTCGGTGACATATACCCGGTAGGCCAGCCGCTCACCGTCGCGCTGGATGGCGTGCGGCAGCGCCGCCAGCAGCCCGCGCACGCTCAGCCGGGGGAGGGCGCACAGGGCGCAGAGGGTGCGCCCGTCCCCCGCTGCGTGAACGATCTGAAAAAACACAGAAGCTCCTCGTCGGCAAGCGCTTCCCGCGCCTGCCGGAAGGTTTCGGTAAACCGCTGCGCGGCGATTTCCTCCCGCGTGCGCCCGTTGAGCACCGACAGGATGCCGTACACGTCCTCCCGGTGCCTCTCCAGCAGTAGCGGCAGCAGCTCGGCGGCGCGGTCGGCCAGCAGCAGATAGGCACCGTACCGGCTGGTTTCCCCGTCGGTATGGATCACCTTCCCGGCGGCTTCCACCACCTTTTTGTCCGACGTAATGCTGTAAATATGCGGCGTGAGCGCGCACAGCGCGTCCAGCGCGCCGTCTGTGGTCAGTTCCGAAAGCTTCATTTATGCGCCCTCCCCGTTTTCCTCTGGTCCCTGCCCGCCGCCGCTGTCCGGCTCCGGGTCCAGGCTGTAAAACTCCATCGGCATCACGTCCTGCTCTTTGATGGACACGTGTCCGGTAAATTCCAGCGCCGACTGGCCTTTGGCGTTTTTGCCGGTCTGGAGCGAAAAGCCGCCGGTCGACAGCGCGTTCTTCAGCCGGATGACCGCGCCGCCGCCGTCCGCGCGATCGCCCGCCCAATAGAGGTCGGCAAAGTCGGACTGCTTCAGCGTGCGGCGGGGCACGACCCTGTTTTGGACGATGTCTGCCGCGCCCAGCGCAAGCCGGATGGATTCCAACGACGCACCAAGGCCGGTTGCCGCGATTTTGCATTCCCAGCCGTCGAGGTGCTTGAACTCCATCAGATTGTTCGGCGCATTGTCCACATCCTCGGCGAAATCGCTGTATTCCGCCACGCACGACGCGTTCACGCCGCCGGTTGTCGCGCAGATGATATCCTCGTTTTTGAACGTGCCGTTTTCAAGATCGAAATTTTTCAGCAGCACGCCCGCGTCCAGCTGCAATGCTTCAAAGGCATTCTGCGGGATTTGCGTAAATCTGCCCATTTATGACACTTCCTTTCGTTTGTTTTCAGGTATTTGAAACCCAATGAATGGTAAAATTGCTGCGGCGGCGTTTGATTTTGTCGCTGGCCTCGTCCCGCAGCCCCTGCCAGGCGCCGCAGTACACCACCGCGCCGCCGCCGTCATAACGGACGGGCTCGCCGCGCCGGCAGCGGTCGGAAATCTCCTGCGCCTTGGCGTTGATTGGTAAATCGCCCTCGCTGTAAAAGTACAGCTCCACCGCCGGAAATGTGACGTCCCCCAAGGCCCCCATCGTGAATTCGTAGACCAGGTACGGCAGTACCGCGTCGTCCGGTACGTCTGCGGCGGGGTAGGCCGGGAGGCCAAAGGAAGAGAAAAACCGATGCAGCGCGGCGGCTTTTGTCATACCGGCAGCTCCCATTCCTCCGCCGTCGCCTGCGAAAACGGCGTGATGGCGGATTTTGCCGGGGTCCGCACGTCCTTCCCGTCAGAGGTCACGCGGAACACCCTGCCGTCCGACAGGCGGCGGAACGCGTCATGAAAGCCCAGGGGCAGGGCCCTGTCCGTGGTCACAGTAAACACCTTTTTCATCCCCTGCCGCTCGGCGATCACGGCCTGCGCCGTGTTCACGACGGAAACCGCCGCCAGGAATCCCGCGCCGTCCGTCCAGCCGGTGCGAAAACCGCCCTCGCCGTCCGGCACGCTGCTTTTTTCCAGCTTGACGCAGGGCTCTTTCCAGGCTTCAATCAGACTCATCCTGTCCCTCCCAGCTTCCTGTACGGGTTCAGCCTGGGCCGGAACGCCGACTGCCACGTCACGGCCCCGCCGGTCCGCGGGTCAACCGCTTTCGAGTAGCTGTAATCCGCCTTGCTTTCCGCGGCATACGGGCCCAGGCTGATGCCCGCATACTTCTTTTCCCACGCGGCAATCTCCCCGGCCAAATCGGCCACCGCTTTCGGCACCGCCAGCGCCCAGATTGCCCCGGTAAACGTTTCGTCTTCCAGCACCGGCATATCCGGGCCATAACGGTACAGGCCGTCGCTGAACACGCTGCCGACGATGCGGAAATACTGCCCGCGGCGCAGAAACGGCAGCGCGAGGCGCCCGCCCGCAATCGTGAACGTGCTGTAATGGACGCCGTCCGGGGCGAGGAACCAGTTGTGGAGTTCCCGCAAAACCTGCTCTAGCATCGCGCGGCCCTCCTTCTTACTTCGCGTTCCTCGCGGAAGCCGCCGCCCGGGACGGCGCGTCCGCCTCGACCGTGGCGATCCACAGGCTGGACGGATTGTACAGCACCGGGATAAACAGGCCGCTGGCCTTCGTCCACAGCACCTTGGGGTCGTCCTCCGTCCACTGGTCGATATACACAAAGGGATGCTCTGCGCTGCCGCCGCCGGCGGACAGGCTGCCAACCGTGGCTTCGGGCGGGTCTCCCCACAGGCCCGCGCCCACGCGCCCCGCCGGGTTCGCCGCGAAAAAGGAAATCTTGTTGTCGGGGAAATACCGCTTGTTTGTAATGGTGGGCCGCCCGTCCGCGCCGATTTTCGCGTCCGCACCGTAGGTCAGATCGTTTGTGAGGATGCGCCCCAGCCCGAATTCGGTTTCCAGATAGCCCGCCAGCGCCGCGCCTGTCAGCAGCGCGCCCGCGCCGAGATTGCCGTTCACGGCTTTCTGAAGGGCGGCATTGCCGCGCATCTTGGTCAGGTTCTTCCGGGAGGTGAGGAGGCCGGTAAGCGTCACGCCCTTTTCCAACGCCTTGTCGGCGATCCCCTGAAGCTGCGCGGGGACGTCCGCGTCCGGGGACAGGTCGAGCACAAAACCGGTCTGGCTTTCCGGCACGCCGTAGTCCACGGCGAGGTCGAGGTTGTTCTCCTTGATGGTCACAGCGCCGGTCGCCATCAGCTCGTTTTTGGCGACCTTGGAGCGGGTGAATACCTGCTCGGCCAGCCGTGCGCCGTCGCCGATGACAGAATCGTACAGGTCGTCCTCCCGCACGCCCGAGCGCAGCAGCGCCCGCATCCGCTCAGACTGGTTGATCTTGACCTTGATAAGCCCCTTCTCGATGTTGTGGGCGTCCACGGGGACGCGGAAGGTGGTCTGCGCTTCGGTGTCGAAGCCGTGGAACTGGGCCATCATGGGCACCTGGTATTCGGCGGCGATGGTCTGCCACGCGGCGACCAGGTTGCCGGTGCGCTCGTCGCCGAAAAGCGCGTCGATGGGGTCATTCTGCCGGACGGGGTTAAACGGGATGCTTAACCAATCCTGTTCAGGCACAAGGCCCAGGATATTGTCTCTCCAGATAGGCATTTCGTTTGCTCCTTTCTCAGTAGGGCCGGGTCACGGCGGGCGCAGCTTTGAAGGTGAAGCCCCTGCCGGTGAGGGCGGTTTTTGCCGCCTCCTCCAGCTGCGCGGGCAGACGGTCCTCGTAAACCTCGCCCTTTGTCACGATGCTGCCGGGCATGTCGCCGGTGGTTACGTCTACGTCCTCATAGACAATGCCCTCCGCTGTCCCGTCGTTGGCGGGGTACACAGTGCCCGTTTTTACGTATTTGCGCCCGTTTTCGCCGGTCTCCGCGCCCGCCTGGGCGATCTGCCGGGTTTCCCGGGTGCAGTCCCCGTTATTTGCCAGGAACCAGCCGGGGGCGTAAGCCTGCCCCCGCTGTGCTGCTCCGATAAAAGACATCATTCGTCACTCCTTTTTGGTTTCTCCATAGAGGTTGGTGTGGTAGGCGGCGTAAAGCTGCGCCGCCCTGCTGTTGGGCCCATCCTTGTTGTCAGCGCTGCCGCCAGCTGCGGGTGGTGCGGCGGTGTCCGCACCCTTCGTGGCAGTGGTGCTCACCAGGCCGGAGAACGTGCCCGCAACCAGCGTGTCAAGGGCTTTCGCATCCTTGATTTTGCCGTCCTCGGCAATCTCAATGGCTTCGATCTCCGCGCCGCTGCCGCGCATGGCAACCTCGAGCGCCCTGCCGGTGATGCCCTTGCCCTCGTAGTAGGCCCGCACGGCGGCTTCCTTTGCCGCTTTGGCCTCCTTGGCGGACACACCGGCCTTGTAGTCCTCAAATTCTTTCTTGAGGGCGTCGTGCTTGTCCTTCCAGCCGTCTTTCTTCACGGCTTCCAGGCCGGCCTTCGCCGTCTCCAGCTCCTTTTGGAGACCGGGAAGGGCTTTTGCTTCGGCCTGCGCCTTGTCCAGCCTGTCTTTCAGGCCGTCCACGGTGTCGGTGTGGGCTTCGATGATCTGGTCGATCTTTTCGTCCTCGATTCCCATCGCTTTCAGGAATTTTCTGGTCAGTGCCAATTTCGTCCATCCTTTCTTCGGCCCCGGTCCTTCGGGGCGAACGTTGTATCAAAAACCGCTGTGCTTCGCGGGTTTTGCCAAAAGAAAAAGGCCGGCTGTCAGCTTTTCCCTGATAACCGGCCTTTTCGGCCTGCCCCGGCAGACGCCTGCCGGGACGGAAATGTATTCAGTTTTCACCTCGGCGGCGTCCGCTGCTTACCCCTTTTTCAGCGTCCCTTCGATGATCTCCCGGTACTGCTGCGCGTGGCCTGCAACCGCCGGTTTGAGGTACGGCTGCGCCCGCTGCCCGTGGGTTATGTGCCAGTTGCCTTTCGCGTCCTGGTAGACCCACGGCGTTTGCCGCCCGCCCGGGTAGTATTTTCCCGTGCCAAGCTCCACATAGGCGGCGTACTCCAAATTGCTCCCGATGGCAACCGCCGGTTCGGCGGGCTGCACCTGATGGGCAATGCTGTTTCGGAGATGGCCCGTGTCCACCGGGCACAGCTTCTTCGCGTACCCTTCCGCCACAAGCCCGCACGCCTCCAGCGCCCGCAGGCAGGCCGCGCGCATTTCTTCCTTTACGAGAGCGCTGTTGTCGGTGATTTCGATGTACATCGTATCGCTCACGATCCCCCTTCAAAACTTTGATTCGCCCTATTTCAGATTGCATAAATGTCACTATCTCACCGCTGTCCATCTCAATTGCCAGGCTATCTTCATCAAAATAAGTTTCTTCCGAACCCATGACGCAAATAATCTGGCCTGGACAGGAACGTCCATCCACTGCTTTCAAAGCCACATACGGAAGCGTATTCGCATAACCCCAGATATTAACCACGATAATTCTCCTTCACCGGAACGATGATTTTTCCAGTCTATTTTCCCATGTCAGTCCTCCGTTTCTATATCCGCGTGCCATTTGCAGTTCAGACATTTTTGACGTTGCTCCTCGTTCCAATGAATAACAGGATCATAGTCCTCTAAGATTCTTTTATTGATAAGCCCATCGGCCACATCAACGATCTCCATGCAGGTTGTTCCATCTATCTGCCCATCAATGACAGGACAATATACCGTTTTCATTCAAACACCTCCACAATCGCTTTCGTGTTAGGGTCATAATCTTTCCTGCTGAAAGATGTTTTTATTTCCATCGTCTCTTTATCAACATAGGCCGCACCGCTTGCAGAATAGAAGTTTATGCTAAATCCATCCCATCTTTTTTTGGCTATAGAGCAGTACGCACCCTCCACATATCCTCTGGCATCTTCCACGGTACATCCATGCCGAGCGGCGTGTTCATCCCGAAAGGTCAGCTTTGAAGCGTCGATCTTCTCCGGCGGTACTCGAACGCTGCCGATCACACCGGTCGCCTTGACCGCTAAATAATTCTGGAAATCCTTTTCGGTTGCCTCCGGCACACGACCTTTATAACGGCGGAATAATTTTAGCCGCCCCCACTTCTCAGTATCATTATACTTCAAATCCTGGAATTTTGCAAAAGATTTCGGAGCGTTTTTGCCCAAAACAGCCTTGTATTCCTCAAATTGTTTTCGGTCTGAGGATTCCCGCCGAATCCGCTTAAACGCCGTATCGACCGTTTCCTCACCATGCTGCCGCTTTTTCATTGTCAGCCATTCAGAATAGGTCATACTCCCGATAACCTCGTTCTCCCCGGTCACAGGGTCTAACTTGTCCCGTTCCTCTTTGATTTTATAAGGCGCAGGGGCAAGGATACGGATTGCCTTTTCCCCTTTTTTCACATGGCGGTTGAAGTTTTTCTGCCATGCCTGATAGCCACACACCAAGCTCGCATCCGGTTTTTGTAAAGTAATCAGCAGCGTGTTGTTGAAGCTGTAATTATGGAATTTTGACATGGTTGTAAGATAGTTTTTATATTTCTCGCTCTCAAAAAGCTCCTTCAAGCCTTCCTCCAGCCTGTCAGTGATTTCCTTTACTTTCTGTTTCTCTGTCATGGAAACTCTGTTTCCATTTGTATCTGCCATATGCTCAATCCTTTCTTTTTTGCATAGAAAAATACCGCCCTGAATCGTTCCAAGACGATATTCCCCAAAATAAAAAAGTGCATGGATTTCTATAAATAATACTTTCCATACACCTTTCAGTTACTATATTTACAACCGGACATCAGCAGCCCGGTTATCATAAATTATTTCCTCAGAGCAGGCGTAAAAGCTGCACCAGCTCATGCGGTTCCTCTGTACTTGATGCGGTCTGTCTGGTATCAAACTGCGAAAAACGGTTATCGCGGTAAAATGATAACAGCTTTTCCTCATTTTCAGCTTCCAAAAATGTCACTATGCCGCCAAGCAT